GTTTCGGTGTGCGCTCAAAAAAGGTAGGGGTCATACGATCGCGCTTACCGCTGTTGCATTTGATACAAGCAGCAACCATATTGGTCGCTTCATCTGTGCCACCCTTGCTTATGGGTATCAAGTGATCGACGGTATTGGCCTCCTGCCCGCAGTAATGGCAAGTAAAGTAATCGCGCTCTAACACCAGTTTGCGAACTTTCTGGTAATAAGCTGAGTTATAACGCTTGTGTGACACTAATGCCAGCCCTTAGTTTCAAAGTGATCTAATGCTTTACAACTGTCATCGTATCTATGACGTATATATTTGATAGACGCTTTTATCTGACCTTGCGGGCTAAGGTCTCGATACCAAGTAGATCGCATTTGGCCCAGCCCATAGTGAGAGCCATTCCTAGCGTTTGGATTCCATCTGGACTCGTAATGTATAAGCCAATTAAAACATTGAAACTCTCGCCAAGTAAGTAAGTTGTAAGCATATAGTTTTAAATTCATATCTGCTTTTGATGGCGTTGGATTTATTATTGTAATCAGAGCTGCGATTAGCGTCGAAGCCATCAGGCGAAGACAAAGGCCCTCCCTCAACCTCCGCTTTAGGGCCAGCTCTGCGCCCGCGCTATGGCGAGATGGTAACATAGTTGTCAAGTAGGGTAACATAACCGCAGGTCAGAGGCTTGCTAACCCTCTAACTCCAATACTTTCATCACATCTATCTCATTAGCTCCATTAAGCCCAATTATGGCTTGTTTAAGCTTCTCTCGACCTTCGCCGTGAAACTTAGTGGTTAGATAAGGCTCAGACTCGCTACCCTCTAACCAATCAACTGGTTCGCCATTCGGATCAATAACTAACTCATCAACGTAATTGAATTTATCCAATATCGCATCAACCGACGACTCTCTCACCTGTTCAACTATTTCACTAGGCACATTGGCTTTCACCCATTCAACGAACTTTCTATCCGATTTGATAACCCATTTAAACTTTGGTTTAGTGGTTGTTATGTATGCGATTACCTCATCGCCTAATTCAGCCTTTACTCGATCAGCTCCTAGTTCATCCATAGCTACTTTGAGTTGTGCTCGTAGGTGGTCTTTAAGTGTCTTTGCTTGGTCTGCTAATAGGCTAATTGCCGCTAGTTTCAGACTCAGGTCTTTGATTGTCATTCTGCTCCCTTACTTTCGCTCGTCTTAATCTGGTTTCTAATGAACTTAAAGAGATGCCCATATCTCGGGCTATAAACTCCTTATCGAAGCCCCACTCAAGCATCTGCCGGATATATCTGATTGAGTGGATTCTTCGCTTTACTTCTCCTTGCTCGCCCATCCGTCTCCTTTGAAATGGGTCGGTGTTGGCGTCCATACTCGCCACATCCGCACCCCACAATTCTGACAGATTACTTCTTTGGCAGCATCAAAGCCGAGTGCGACATCCGTAATGGCTTCACATTTATCGCACTTGAACTCATATATCGGCATCTATAAACCTCTCCAGTGTGGCGTTACCATTCCAATAGCGTTCTTTAATGCGCTCTTGCCCATCAGCTATTCGGCAGATTCGGCATTTGGCATTAACCATTTTGTAATTGCCACATTGGTCGCAGCGGCCTATCTCATCCTCTCGATTTATTACTCGATCTACTGGATCAAATAGGCGCTGCTCAAAGCAATTCTGACATTCCATTAACCAGACTTCATCGCCTTCGGTTATCTCGCTATCGTATTTGGTTACGAAGCTGTGGACTGTCACCTTTTTACAAGGCCCACACTTGAAGGGGTGTGCGTTACCGGTCATTAATCTGTTCCCAACAGTCAGCGCATACAAAAATAGTCGCTTGTTTTGCTAACTCAAAGCGCCCACCTTTTTTATCTTTGCGCTTTTGACAACTAACGCAGGTAATCATTTCTGAAATACCCATTTACCATCTGATCCAATTCTCATCCATTTAGCTGAATGGCCGGATTTCGGTCTTGGGCATACCCAGCCGCGATATTCTTTGCCTTCCTTGTTGCCTTGTTTAAGCACCATCGGGCCACAACCTTCGGCACATAACGGAACTTCATCTACTACTTCCGCTCCGAATTGTTCTGCGATAGCCGTAACATCCCAGACAATCGGTTCAGGGTCGTTTGGTCTTGTCTCTTTGATAAATTCGGCGAGTTCAGGCTTGGTCGTCTGAATTGGTTTCTTTGGGCTAGGGCTTGGCTTTGCAAAATATCCAGCGAGATTAAGAGCTCGTCCAAGAGAGCCAGTTTCCGCAAGTTCCAAAGCATATTGTTTTGACTTTGATTCCGAACTAAGTCCGGTTGTCCAAGCCGCAGCATCCGCTTCAGTCCGATAAAGCTCGCACTTAACAATATAGACATCACAGTTAGGCGTAAGCGATTCCTCAAGGACGTGAGTTTTAATCCGATAGTCTGGAAACGCATTTATAAACTCCTTTAGTCTGTCTTGCACACTTACATAATCATCAAGGTAATTCGACATTTAACTTCTCCCGTCCGGCGAACTCGTCGATCGCCATCTCTAATTGTTCTTTTAATGACCAAAACGTTCCGTCTGGCCAGTTCTGCACCTCATCGGCGCAAGGTTGGCAATAGAACCGCACTTGAGCCTTTCGGATTGGGGTTTCACTTTGCACTTTCCACACAGCTGGCGTTTGGGCTTTTAAATGCCAAGTGCCATCTTTCATTTGTCCATAACGACTTTTACAAATATCGCACCATTGGTGCTGGTTATAGTTGCGAGTCAGACTCAACGTCATCCCAATCTTCCGGTGAAGAAAATCGGCATCGACCCAAGATAGCGGCGTATCCAATGAGATCGAGATACGAATCCTCGCGCTCTGGACTTTCCACCATTCGGCTGAGCTTTGTCGCGATAAAGACGAGTGCCACGTCAGCTGGGTCTCTGAGCTGAATACCGAGCAGCCTCGCGATTTTGTAAATGCGTAAAAGATTGAATCTCGGATCACCATATTCAAGCCCCCTGTCATCGAGGGTGTTACCAGCATCCGAGAGCCAGTCACTTAACGATCTCTCTGACATTTAAGCTACTCCGTCCTCGTTTATAACCTTCATTAAAGGCTTTGGCTTTGATGGCGACAATTGTGCGAACGCCTAAGTAATACACCGAAATGACTGCTACGAAAATAATCGCATCATTGAACATCAGCGTTCACCCCGAATCGGTCTAGCCAATAGGCTGAGATTTCCTCACGGCTTAACCGCCCTCTAACTGATTTTCTACCTAGCGATTCAATTGCATATCTGCGAATAATCTGGCCTTTAACGTAATTCTTACCATCAGACCAAGCGCCAGAAGTAGAATCAAATCGAATTACTGCTGGATCTTTTACCATTTAGTAATCATCTCCTTCATCTCATCATCCAACTGGGCTATCGAATTGTTGTTGGTTCGGGTGTAAATATTGCCGTTGCTGTGAATTGAACCTTCGCCAACAACAAAACCCTTGTATTTAATATCAATCCCATCACCGACTTGACCAAAAAATTTAAGTTCTTCAGTAACTTGGTAATACAAGTGAAACCCGTCGCCGGTGCTAACTGTGTAGGTAGGTTTCATCCAATCTCGAATATCGCCACCATTACGGAAATCGACATCCAAAACAACTAAATTACTAGCTTGGCAGTTAACGCCGTAATTCATATTCGGATCGACCGAAAACCAAAAATCTATTAGTTCCCAATCGTCCGTCGCCTCAAGATGACCTCGTTTAATAAGGTCAAAATGAGGTAATTTGTTATGCGCTTTAACTGGAAGGACTTTCCAACCATTCAAAACCGCTTGAGCGGCGTTACCTTTAATGGATTTATTCTCAGCGATAATAGCTAATTCCGTCGCTAAGTTGCTCATATATGACATTTCTAGCTCCCTTCTAAACCCTCAAAATGGATTTAGTGGGATAAATCTATTTAATTAAATCTATTTATACAAGTAGGAGTTCGGAGTGTCGTATATCTAGGAAGCCACAAAGCTTCTCAACCTTGCCGCTATTGGCGAAGTCGGTCTTGTCTGGAAGGGCCTTTAATTGCCACTCAGGCTCGTTTATAGCGCCTAAATCGAACTGATAAACCCCTTGTGGGGTGGAGTTGATATAAAGCGTCCGAGCGCCCGTTCTAGCCCTTATTTCGGCCAAGTAATCCCACTTCTTCTTCTCAATCAAAAGAGTCGGGTAATGGGTGCGGCGGCATTTCATCTCGATATAAGCATCGTGGGTAATGCCGTCCGCTCGGTCGGTCGCCGATAAGGGCGTCAAGTCCGGATAAACCGACTTGAGAGCCTCGAATAGCTCAACCTCGCGAAGGTAAATTAGACGTCTTCCTCGCCATCTTCCCACCCGATTTTGCGAATCGGATCTTGTGGGTCGATTACCCAATCAGGCCAAGCGCTTCGATCCATAGCAAAGGCAAGCGCCAAGCCCTCATCCATTCCATTACGGCGACAAGTCTCGTATATCTCTTTACAGGCAATAGCCCAGAAATCAAGTTTGGTAGGCAACTCTTTAACTGTGCGGCGAGATTTAGCCGTTTTCTTTACTGGCTTCTTAACGCGTTTTCTTGTTGCCATTAGCCCCCACCTTCTTCGATAGGGCTAATTCTAACTGAGACTCCATTTTATCAAGGCGCGACACTATGGGGATATTTTCTAATTTGATTATGTAACGAAGCCCAGCAATAAGCAAAGCGATTGATCCGAGAACCGAAGCTACGAATCCAGCGATGGTATTGGCATCCATTACCGGACTCGCCCGTAACGCTCGTAGTTAGGGTTAAGCCAGTTAATAATGCTAGGCAAGACTGATACTAGAGCCGCATTTGCAATCGCATCGACATCCCAACCCACCGCGAGATAGGTTGCGAGTGCTGTTGCTAGGAACGTTTTGGCCCAACTTTCCGCCATCTTCTTTAAGTCGCTCATTTCTGTCTCCTTCAAGGTCGAACCATTTGCCGTCATTGTCTCCCAAAGTTGTAAAGCTGATATGAAAGTGCGAGCGGTGAGGGTTAGCGCCTTTGTATTTCCGACGCTTCCATCCCAATATCGGACTCATAATCTTGCCGTCGTAAATAATGTATTTAATGCGCTTATCTCCGCGCTTGGCACATTTCCGAATCTTCTCCACAAGCGCATAAGTTTCCTCAGGATGCGCGTTGAGGTTGGCGTCAATATCTAAAGCTCTAACGATTCCGTTTCTTGGAATATGGTCAGAAGTGCCTTTGGCAACGTGACGAGCATCAGCCACCCAGCCATCAGACTTACGATCGCGATCAGGATAATCATCGTCTATTTGTTCTCTAAGTTGTTGTCCAGCTTTACAAAGCTTCGCCATTTATCCATTTGCCTTCTTGTTCGTCCCAATACCAATCTTGTCCTTCTGGGCGAATAATTGGGGGTTGCCAATCATAATTTTTATCCAGCGTCCAAGACGGGAAAGGTTTGGGCGCAATAAAAACATCTGCATTTAAATCATAAGTGAAACCGATGCCAGCAAATTGTTTTCTGATATTGTTATTGTAAGAAGTTCGTTTGCATATTTGATTTCTAAATTGTCCATACCATAATTCAGGATTTAGACCCTCAATCAATTCGTTTTCATCAACGCCAACTATTACTTCCGTTACTGTATTTGTATCGTCTAAAAATGCGTAATGTGCCATTATGCCCAACTCACATTTCCGGTGCCAGCAGTAATTGTAGAAACTTTAAATCCGCCAGATGGAGAAGCTGTTGATCCTGTCAATCCTGCGCCAATAGTAATTGTTAATGAATCTGGATATTTCAAAATGACTACGCCGGATCCACCTGATCCACCAGCTGCGTTGAAATTAGTATTGCCTGAAGCACCACCGCCACCGCCACCAGTATTGGCAGAACCATTTGAACCAGCATTGTCGCCACCGGTAGCTCCTGCATTACCGCCGCCACCAGTACCACCTGTGCCAGCAGTTCCGCCGACATAAGTTCCAGCACCACCACCGCCAGATCGTGTTACCGAAGAGCCAGTAATCGATGAAGCAGATCCATTTCCGCCATTACCACCAGCAGTAGCCGTGCCATTATTGCCAACAGCACCAGCACCTCCGCCGCCGCCTGCACCATAATTCGGCGCACTTCTTATTCCTGCTCCACCATCGTTACCTTCACCAGAAGTTCCAGTTCCGCCGCTTAAGCCAGCATTACCACCACCACCAGCACCACCGCCAGAACCACCATTTTGAGGAGCAGGAGAATTATTGTTGCCTCCGCCTGAACCGCCACCAGTTGCTGTTACAGTAGAAAAAATTGAATTATTGCCATTTGTTACTGAAGCTCCACCAGCACCAATTGTGCAAGTGTAATTTGTATTCTTTGAAATGCTTAAAGTATTTGTTTTGTAACCACCAGCGCCACCACCGCCACCAATACCGGAACCGCCACCGCCACCGCCAGCAACAACCAAATAATCAATTGAAATTGTTCTAGGGTAATTTTGAGAAGCTATAATTCCCAATATAGGCATTACGCAATATCTCCTACAACATACCAAGTATCAGTTGCTACTTTAATGCAAGTTGCGGCTGAATATCTTGCTCTTAAAACTGGCGCGGTAGATACAGCTCCAGTTGATGAAATTGTCGTCGTTCCACTTGTCACTGCTTTAATTGTTGTTTGACCAGTTCCAATTTGTATAACGTTAATAACTGAACCAACTGGGAAAGCGACATTTGCGTTTGTAGGTATTAAAAAATCATTTGCAGTTGATACGCTCATTGTGACCAACTTGTTTCTATTGTCAGTCAAAACTGCGGTATAAGTAGCCGTTTGAGCATTTAAGGTCAATTGACCCAATGCCGAATCGACTGATGAACCTAATGAACGGATCGCTGATGCGCCATCCTTAACCAACGCCGTATCGTCGGGCGTTGTCCAGCCAAAGTTCGTCGTTGTTGCCATTAGCTAATTACTCCTGTCGCGTTCTGCCAAGTAAGTGTAGCGGACATAGTTGCCCAAGTAAGGGAAGCCGCTACATCTTCCCAAGCTTCGGTAAAGGTATTGAACTCAGCTGGGCTTAAATTGAGGGTTACATAAAGCCCACCCACCGACGCCCTAAACGACCAACCCTCAACAAAGCCTAAGAATGAGCCGCCAGAGATATTGGCTGGAAGGTTGTTGATTGCTACCGGTAAGCCCATAAATACATTTATCAAGGCATCTCGATCTGCATCGTCAATTTCAGAGGATTGGATAGGAAAGGTAATAGATTGGAATTCAGCATAAGGGTTGGAGCGCAAGGCGATAATCTTGTCTGCGAAGTCCTCGACGTCTGAGGCGTTCTTGAGGTAGGAGTTATATTGCTCAGCGTAAAGGCCATAGTTGGCTTGGCTCGTTAAGTCTTGTGAAGTGTAAGAGCTGTTGAAATTGTTCCCGTAATCGACAGTCAGTTTATTAAGCAAGTTACCTTGACGGATAACCGCGCTAACGCCAGAGGCGAGTGCGTGATTGCCGTCCAATTCGGTATAGCCGTAAGTTTCTAGGTAATCCTGTCGGTGGCTAGCATCAGCGTAAGAGATGCGGCCTTGAGCATCTTCGTATAGATAACCGAGCGCTGAGTTGGCGATTTGATGAGCAATTGGCGCAATATAAGAGTCGGTGATTTGTCGGCTTACCATTGTGTATTCGCCAGCGTCGATAGTGCCAAGTCCAACGTTTCCAGCGTTAGCCCAAGTCTCGGTAGGATCATAATCAGCCCAAGTTTCGGCAGCTGGAAGTTCATTCCAAGAGGCTAAAAGTAAATCGTCCAATAGGTCTTGAATTTGTGCGCCGTCTAATCCTTCGGCTAAGTTGCCATCGAATAAAGCGCGGTTAAGTTTGCTCAGCGCTCCCAAAGCGACAATATTGACTCGAGTTACTGTGGCAACTGATCCAGCTGAATTAACTTCGATTGCTAAGTCAGAAATACGACCACCAAAGATAGGCACATAGGTAGCCGTCGAGTCTTGCACTTCGATAGTTATCGCGGTGTTAATAGACCAGTTATAGACTGTGTTACTTGTGTTAATCAGGCTTAAATTGCAGTAAGCCGGGAGCGTTTGAGCATTAAAGTCAGTTCGACCAGCGGTAATAGTTAGGCTGGTTAAGGCTATATCTGTGACGTCTGTGCCGTTGGCTTTAACGCG